TATGTTTGAAGGTAAATCCATTACAAAGAACTGTTCGTTATATGAATAATGTACTTCTTTTCACATGGTAGCATATAAAAGGTATAAATAAAGTAAAAGAGGCAAATAAATGGCAGGACTTCCAGACGACAATTTATATCAGATTCCATTTCTTCAGGGAAATGACACATTCTTTGATTGGGTAAACTCATACAATACCCTTGCTGTTAACAAGTTAAATAACATCAAGGTGTATAATGGGTTGTCCGGTGATGGTATTGTACTCACTTTAGGCACAACTGCAAGTAATGACCCTGTTGGTGGTGATACTGCGGGTTCCGATTTGGTTGCGGGTACATTTAGATGTGATATTGCAGAAGTAATCAATAGAGGTGTAACATTTGCTGGTGATGTTTCTATAAATGGCACTTTAAACTATGATATAAACAGACTAGAACTTCCTTCCGTTACAAGCAGAGTTCATCCTGTTGGTGGTTACACTGCAACAAGAGATGGATTTACTCTCGGACAAGCAGTTCGAGTGGAAGATTTCGGACACCAAAATGCCGGCGGAACTGGGACTCCAAATTACTATCTTGCAAGAGCAGATAATGCCTCTTTTGCAGAAGTGTTTGGTGTTGTTTCTGGTGTAACTTGGCCGTCAAGTTCTGGGACTCCCACTCCTCCATATACTTCATCAAACACATACATTGAAGTCACAACACACGGTAGGGTTCGTGGTAATTTTTCTGATGCGACATCATATGGTGCGGGACTTACTCCGGGTTGTATTTACTTCCTTGACCCAGGCACTAGTGGTGGTATTACTC